AAAGAATAGCTCTAAGAAGCTTTATAATAGCTTAAAAGGAGAATATAAACTAATGGCAAATTCATTTAGTTTGTATTTTTCTATGGAAGATTATGGACAATTTCAAGACAAAGGGGTTAATGGTAAATTTAAACAATATGGAGCGCCTTATTCATATACTACTAAGATGCCACCACCTAGCAAATTGGATAAATGGATAGTTCGTAAAGGAATGGCGCCAAAAGATAAACAAGGTAGATTTATTTCACGTAAAAGTTTACAATTCTTAATTGCTAGATCCATCTATAGAAATGGCATAAAACCTTCTTTATTCTTCACAAAACCATTTGAAGCAGCATTTAAAAGATTACCAAGTGACTTAGTCGCTAAATACGGTTTGGATGCTATTTCGTTATTTAATCAAGCAATAGAACAACCCAAAAAGAAATGAGTATAATTTTAACAAAAAGTCCTTTTATAGTTAATGTTTCTGCAACAGGTTTAATTGGTGCAAAGGTTGAGATATTTATGTGGAGTTCTAGTGAAACAGAGCCTGCATTCCCTCAATATACATTAAGCAAATTAAGTCCTGCGAGTAATGTTACAAGTGTTAATTTTGATGTGGCACCCTATTTGAATGAACGAATTACTAGCAATGTTTATACTATTAATTCAAGTTCAGTTGGTATTAATACAAATAGAACTTTATATACAAATGTTAGAATAATTAAATATAAATTAGTAGGAACAACATACACTTCAGTAACCGATACACTTTACACAGCATTTAAAGGTTACTTAGAACAAAAAGATGGTATTAATTTAGATTATGGTAATTATCTTTTAGATGAAAAAACATATTACTACCATTATGATAGTAATAAGACTTATGATACTTTAAAGGCTGGTGACATTACCGTTTTAAATATTATTCCAGATGTTGGGGTTGGATTAAATTATATTTATACAAATTTAAGAACGGGAGCAACGGTAACGAATACAATTACAACGGGTAGTGACTGGCAAAATATTTATAGAGTATATCCTTCATATTGGGCAGATGGTAATAAACTTGAAATATTTGATATTGATTTAAATTTAAATGTAGCAGTATATTTTTTTAAACCGATTACAGAATGTAGATATTCACCTGTAACTTTAGATTTTATAAATAAATACGGAGCTTGGCAACGTGAATTTCTGTTTAAAAATTCTACTGATTTTATTAATACAGAAAATAAATCGTATAAAAATTACAGAATAAATCCTAGTTCTTTTAATGCACAGGAAAGTTTGGTTGCTACATTCAATTCAAATGGTAATGAAACGATTAAATGTAATACAGGATTTGTTGATGAGGACTTTAAAGGTACAATTAAGCAATTATTATTAAGTCATAGGATTTTGATAAACAATCGAGCTGCTACAATTACAACAAATCAAATTGAACTACAAAAAAACATAAACAATAAGTTAATTAATTACGCCTTAGACTTCACTTTCTCAAATCCTATCATATGAATAGAGTAGTTGACATATATATTGAAGGTACTGAGCCAAATACATTACTTGGTTATGGTTATAACTATCTAAAATTAGATTTATTTGATGATGAAAAGATAAACATATCTAGTTCTATTCAGAATGTTCAAGATATTTCAAAAGTTTATACCGATTTTAGTCAATCTTTTACCGTTCCTGCTTCGGATAATAACAATAAGATATTTGAATACTTTTATCAAAACGATGTTGACGGTGCAATCGATCATAATTTAAGACGTTTTGCTTACATTGAAATTGGAATGACTCCATTTAGAACAGGTAAAATTCAATTAGAAGGGTCAAGCGTTAAGAATAATAAAATAGAACATTACAATATTACATTTTATGGTGACTTAATTAGCTTAAAAGATACTTTCGGAGTTACTAAAATAAATCAATTAGACTATACATTTATAACAAATCCATATAGTGGCACTGCTGTTAAAAATAGAGTAACAGATACAGCAACCGACTACGATGTACGTTATCCTTTAATTGCTAGTGAAAACGTTTGGAGTTATGGAGATGGAACTAGCACCGATTTAAGCACGTCAATAGGTCGTATTGATTGGAGGGAGTTGTTTCCTGCTATAAAAGTAAGTAAGATATTCGAAGCAATTCAAAATGATTATGGAGTTACTTTTCAATCTACTTTTTTACAAACTGAACGATTTAAAAAGTTGTTTTTGTGGTGTAAAAATACGGATAATGTAGATAAAAAAATAAATGGTAGTGTTTTACCGATTACTTCATTTACAAATTATCCGAATGAATACGGTTACACATCAAATTTTTACAGTTCGGATGACAATACATATTTAATTAATAGTGGATTAAGCTTATTAGCTACAATTCAAACAAATATATCGGTTATTTTCACAATTGATAATACGCCAATAATAACTGATCCACAATGGATAATATATTTAGATATATATATCAATAATTCATTTGTATCTACCACAATTATAGATACTACAATAGACAATAGTTTACAAGTTTATAATGTAAATGGACCAGGAAATAATATTAATCAATTTTTAACTTTTAAAATAAGAAGTGAACAAAGTATTGTTATAAAATATACAGTAAGTATTGAAAGGTTTTACGATAATTACACAGTAAATGGAGGTTATTTAATTGCACAAAATACAACAGGATTAAACTTGTCATCAGGAACTAATAGCATATACGCAAATATGCCAGATATTACAGTAGCAGATTTCTTTAGCGGTATATTAAAACAATTCAATTTAACTTGCTATTCAGTTGGTGTAGATACTTTTCAATTAGAGCCACTAGATATTTGGTATAGCAAAGGAGCTTTAATTGACGTTACTAAATACGTAGATACAGATACAATTTCAGTTGACCGTTTACCATTATATGAAAATGTTTCATTCAACTATCAAAAAAGTGAAAGTTTTATCAATAGAGCCTTCGCAGCTACTGGGCGTGAATATGGGGATATTTCAACTAATTACCCATATGATGGTGGTGAATATAAAATTGATTTACCTTTTGAAAATTTACTATTTCAAAAATTTAGAAATACTGCTTTACAAGTTGGTTACTGTTTAACTTCTGCACCTGATTTCAAACCTTATTTACCAAAACCTATTTTATTATATTATAATGGAGCGACAACTAGTTCAGTTAAATTTTACGATGGTACTACTGAAAGCACAATTACAAATATTGCTTTATTTGGTCAAGATTTATTTTATAATAATCAGATTTACTCACTTAATTTTTCAACTGATACCTCAACCTGGTATAATGTTTTAATTGAAAATTCATTATTTGCGGTCTACTATTTTGGTTACTTATCAAATCTATTTAACATTAAAAATAGGTTGACAAAAGTTAAGGCTTATTTTCCTATTGGATTAACAACCTCGTTACGTTTGAATGATAGATTAGTTATACAAGATAAGAGATATATTATTAATACAATTAATTCAGATATTACTACGGGTGAAGTTTCTTTAGAATTAATAAATGATTTTAGACCAGTTATAAACTTATGATATACGAAATAGAGGGGTTAGTTCCGAATCAAACAGATATTAACGGGGTTACTTTTACAGGTAGTGCAGGATTGACTATTTCACCATCAAATATTACAAGTGATACTTTGATTGAAGTTACAGTTTCAACAGATCCAAATCCGATATTTAACTTTAGAGGAGAAGAAAGTGATTATATTTTAAGAATGGAGGATGAACCATTTATATTAAGAAGTGAAGAGGGTGAAGTTTATTTACCATTTTTAGAAATGAATTGGACCGACACTTTTGGAGTTGAATTTTTAGAACCTATTTTAATTAACTTATGAAAAATTTATTACAATTATTAGCAATTTCAAACTTTTACGGCGAAAGTGAAAATATTGATATTGCAAAGGGAAAAAATGAAATTCCTAAAACGGTTAATGAAGCATTTAAACAAGGTGTTAGAAAAATAAAATCTAAAAGATAATGGCAGAAACTAAGACAATTAATTTAGAGGTAAAAACTAATGCCGAAAGTGTTAAAAAACAATTTGCAGAAGCTAAAAGAGAGCTTCAAGAAATGGCTGCAGCATTTGGGGAAAACTCTACCCAAGCAATAAAGGCAGCAGAAAAGGCAGCAAAATTAAAAGACGTTATAGATGACTCAGCCGAAGCAATTAAAAACTTGCAGGGTGGTGGAGCTTTTAGTGCTTTGTCAAATTCTTTAGGCGGTGTAGCTTCAGGGTTTACAGCAGTTCAGGGAGCAATGGGCTTAGTTGGTGTTGAAAGTGAAAAAGTTCAGGAAACACTTTTAAAAGTTCAAAGCGCAATGGCTTTGTCTGAAGGGTTAAGAGGGTTGGAAGATTTGGGGCGTTCATTTGGAGCTTTAAAGGGTGTTATAGCACAAACAGCAATAGGTCAAAAACTATTAAACGCTGCCCAGGTTGTAGGTGCTACGGTTATGAAGGCTTTGAATTTAGTCATGAAGGCTAATCCTATTTTTTTAATTATAGCAGGAATAACAGCAGCGATTGCAGCGTTTAAATACTTTTCGAGTTCAACAGAAACAGCAACGGAAAATAATGAAAGGTTAAATGATAGTTTAGAGCGACAAGAGAAACAACTAGAAAGAAATTCGGCTAAATTAAAACAGTCGGGCGAAAATAGGTTAAAGATATTAGTTGCTCAGGGCGCTAGTGAACAAACTATTCACGATCAAACTTTAAAGAATTTAAATACAGAAGAAAAAGCAAGGCAAAAAAATGTTGACTTTTTAAAATCAAAACTAGATGAAAAAAGATCAATATTAAAAAAAGCTTACGAGGATGAGGATGAGGATTTAATTAAGTCGGTTAAAAAAGAAATTAGCGAAACAAGAGGTAAATATTCGGAGCTTATAGGTCAAAAGAAGAATAATATAACTAACATTCGTGTTGAAGAAATTGCCTATAAAAGGAAAGTAAAAGAGGATGAGGAGGAAAAAACAGCAAAGGAAAAAGAAGAAAATAAAAAGAGAATAGCGGATAATAAAGCTAAATTAAAAAAAATAGCGGAGGACAATAAACAGGAAGCCGAAAAAAATAAAAAAGAATTAATAGATAATGCAAATGCTTTAAATGAAGCTTTAGCAGAAAGTGATGCAGCAAGATTAAAACAAAAACAAGATTTAGCAGCAGCGGATGAGAAAATGCGAGCTGATGGACTTGAAAAATTAAAAGAAAATGCAAGAGCGCAATTAAAAATAAATGAAGAGGAAGCAGCAGCAGCTAAACAATTACAAGATCAAAAAATACAATCTGTTTTTGACACACTAACAATTATTAGTAATTTAGCTGAATTATTTGCTGGTAAAAGTAGAAAACAACAAGAGATAGCTTTTAAAGTTCAAAAGGCTGCAAATATAGCTGCTACTTTAATTGAAACTTATTTAGGCGCACAAAAAGCGTATACTTCTCAAATTATACCATTAGATCCGACATCTGTAGTTAGAGGTGCTTTAGCCGCTGCGGTTGTTGTAACTTCAGGTTTATTAAATGTTAAGAAAATAGCGTCTACTCAATTTAACTCACAAAGTGCTGGCGGTGCTGGTGGTGTTTCTGCTCCTTCAGGCGGTGGCGGTGGCGGTGGCGGTGCTGGTGGTGGTGCTGGTAACGTTATAACTCCTAATTTTAACATAGTAGGTAATAACGGAACGAACCAATTAACACAATTAAAACAAGCTCCTATACAAGCTTATGTAGTTAGTGGTGAAATGTCAAGTCAACAATCATTAGACAGAAATAGGCTAAGAAATGCAACACTATAAACGAAATTTAGTTATATAAATATGAAAAAAGAACTACAAACAATCGAATTAACGATTAAAGATGAACTAAAAGAAGGGGTTTTTGCAATATCTTTAGTAGACAAACCTGCAATTGAGGAGGATTGGGTAATGCTTAACTCTTTACAAGTTGATTTAAAAGTTGTAAATGAAGAAAAAAGGGAGTTAATAGGGCTTGCTTTAGTGCCGAATAAAAAGATATTAAGACGTAAAGATAATATTGATTTTAATATAGAGTTTTCAGAGCAAACAGTTGAGAAAGTTCAGGAACTTTATTTGAAGAATTTACGTGCAAACAACGTTACAATAGACCACGAAAAGCCAGTTAACGGAGTTTCTTTAATTGAAAGTTGGATTGTTGAGGACCCGAAAAACGATAAGACTAATATTTATAACTTAAATGCTGTTAAGGGTGCATGGGCTGTAAAGTTAAAAGTTTATAACGATGACATTTGGGAACTTGCTAAAGTAGGTAAGATAAATGGTATTTCAATAGAGGGAATGTTTGATGGTTTGGATCAACTTAAAATGTCAGAACTTACAGAGGAGGAAAAATTGATTGAAGAAATTAAAAGTTTGTTAGATAAATTATGATTGATTTAAATTATAATAGGAGGTATAAAGAAGTTACTACAATTGCAGAAAGTGACTACATTTATTATGATAATAATACTCAAATATTACAACGTATTTTATATTCTGATTTAATAGCTTCAATTAATTCACTTGTTAGAATACCTAGATATGGATCTTTCTATTCTACGCAAACACAATTACCTGTTATAGATACAGTAACAGCTATAACCTACAACAATACAGATACGAATGCAACTTACGGAGTTTCAATTGTAGATAATAGCAAAATAACAGTGGATATTGAAGGCGTTTATAACATTCAATTTTCGGCACAATTAAACCGGTTAAGTGGTGGGGTTTCTCGACAAGCTATAATATGGTTAAGAAAAAATGGTGTAGATGTACCCGCAACTTCTACACACGTAACAATGCAAGCTAATGCTGATTTCTTAGTCGCAGCTTGGAATTTCTATATAAAATTAGAGGCTAATTCTTACGCTCAATTAATGATAGTTCAGAACGATGCAATTGAGTTAATTTATGAAGTTGCTAGCACTTCGCCAAGTTATCCTGCAGTGCCTTCGGTTATATTAACAATAGAAAAGATAAATTAATATAAATCAAATAGTTAAGTAAATAAATTGAAACAAATATAAATTTAATCGTTAATTAGTTATGAATAAAGAAGTAAAAAAAGCAATTAAAACACTTAAAACCTTTTTAGGAATGGAAACAAAATTAGAGGATATGCCTTTAGCAGATGGAATGACAACGATACAAGCGGATATGTTTGAAGTTGGTGAAGCGGTTTTTATCGTTGTAGAAAACGCAGATCCTGTACCTTTACCAATAGGAGAGTACGAACTAGCAGATGGACGTATTTTAGAAGTAGAAGTAGAAGGAATTATTGCATCTATTGAATTGCCAACTGAAGAGGAAGTAGAAGTAGAACCGACTGAAGTTCCAGTAGAAGCTGAGAAAGTAGCGCCACAAACAACAACGGCTAAAAAAATTATTAGATCAACAGTTGAAGAGCAACATTTTTCTAAATTAAATGCTAAGATTGAAGAGTTAGAAGCTAAGATTTTAGAACTTTCTAAGGTTAAAGAAGTAGTTGAAAATGTAGTTGAGGAAGTTGTTGAACTTACAGAAGTTAAAGCTATTAAATTTAACCCTGAAAATAAAACTAAAAACAATACTCCTTTAACTCCATTAGAGCGCTTTAGAGATATTAAAAGTAGAATGAATGGATAAGTTTGTAAATCCATTTGAGGTGGGTGTAAATTACGAACACTTTTTAAAAGCATTGGGTGCAAAGACAATTAAAACATATTGCAAGGGAAAATTAACCAACGAACAAATAGAGTGGTTAAT